TCTTTTTATGGTGTTCTAAGTATTTGTTTTAGCTTGAAAATTTCACTAGGTTCCAAGTTCGTTATTTAGTCCTCTTTCGAACAATAAAGTGAAAACGAAAAAAAGAAGTAAAGAAAGTGCGTTTAGGGAAAAGGTCGAAAATGAAGAAAAAATCGAACTTGGAACCGACGAGTGGTTCGGGAGGTGCTGAGAAGGCATTACGCAAGTTCTTCGTCGAGAAGCTCCTAGGGTGGTCCTGCAAGCTTGAACCGGGGTTGGGAGCTACAGTTGGTGCCCCGGACGTGCTTTCGCTCGTAGGGGACCGTTTAGAGCTGTTTGAGCTTAAGGTTGGTTGGTTGGCTGGAGACAGGTTGTTCTGCACGACCATTCGACCTGCTCAGGTCGTTTGGCACAAAAAGTTGGCTATGGCCGGAGGGAGATCATTTCTGGTGGTCGGAGTTAAGGAGGCTCGCTGGAAATTGTTTGTTGTCAGAGGGGACTCGCTTTCTGGATGGAGAGATGGGTTTGTTTTTGATGATTGTATATTTCTAGGAGAGGAGGGAAAAATCAGATGTGGTGTGTTGGAAGAGTTGAAATAGGCAAGGAATTCAAGTTCTTAGATCGTTTGGTTGATGAGGGCTATAAGGCATATTGTCCCAAAATATTCATACGCAGAAACCATAAATGGAAGGGTTCTGTCAGTTATCCTGTGCCAATGCTACCAGGCTATTTGTTCATAGACGACGAAAAGGTTCGTGGTAGCATCATCCCTCTTAAATTCAATGAAAAAGTTCGGCTTTTGTGTAGGGAGAGGAGAGTTCTAGTTGTTCCAGAAAAAGAGATGGAGCAATTGAGAGCAGTTGAAAAGGAACAACAAGAAACAAAGACAACTGCACAGAAGTTTAATTTGCAGGATTTTGTCACCATTATGAATGGATTCTTGGAAGGTAAGGTCGGTCAGATTGTGGGCTTTCGTAAGTCTATGGCCATAGTCTCTTTTTCCTCAGAGAAGACCAACCTAGAAGTATTTATTAAGTTGTCGGAGGTGAGCAAGCGTGAAAAGTGACTTTCTTTTTCAACAGAAAAGAGTTTTAATTAGGCAGGACGAACAGCCTGATCCCTTGGATGTGCGCAAGGAGGTTGTCCCAGCCAATGTTGTTTTTGGCAAAATTTCTTCTATTGGAAAAATGAGAAGTGTTTGGGAAATCTCTGGTCTTGAGGAGAGGCTCGTTAAACTAAACAAAGAAGGGCATTCTGCTTCTCAAGTTGCAAGAGTTTTGAACTATGAGTTTGAAATCAAGCTCACTCGGAACTCTGTGATCTCGAAACTTCAACGAGTTGACAAGATCAAGCTTCCAATAAGGAAGAAGGTTGTTCAATGCAGACCTATTAATTTTTTAAAAATTGAGTCTGTTGCAGTTCCGAAACCAAAAGGAGATGTTTCTGAAGGTTGCAGATTTATCTTCGGAGACGCTTCACAGAGAAATTTCTGTGGTGCTTCTAGCAAAGGTAACTGGTGCGATTATCACCACAACATTGTTTATAGGAAAGAAGTAGGTGGCAAAGCCAGATAAAAAGCCTTCCGGCGGCCAAACAAAATTTGACCCTGAAATCGCAGAAGAGATTTGCGAGATTGTCTCTAGAGGCAAAACCCTTACCAAAGCGTGTGAAGCTGTCGGAGTTCCGAAGACAACTTTTACTGACTGGGTCATGGCGGATCGTGGCGGGCTGTCCGTGCGATACGCGCGTGCGCGTGAAATGATGATAGAGCATATCGCTGATGAAATTATCGATTTGACTGATGACACATCCAAGGACCGCACAAACATTCCTGTCAATCGCAATCGACTGCAGGTTGATTCTCGCAAGTGGTTGTTGAGTAAACTTCGTCCAGAAAAGTACGGAGATTCAATCAAGGTCGATCAGCGCACAACTCTTGTTAGTGTTAAAGACACTCCTGAGGAATTGGCTATTGAGAAGGAGAGTTGGGAGCAAGGTCACAAACCCAACACCCATCACTAATGGCGCTGGTCGAAGAGAAGGTTGCTTGGCGACCGCAAGCTGGTCCGCAGCACGCATTTATCAAGTGTCCTTTCTTTGATGTTTTATTTGGTGGTGCACGAGGGGGCGGAAAAAGCGATGCTTGCCTCGGAGAGTTTGCGCTTCATGCCATTAAGTATGGCAGAGCAGCTCGTGGCGTATTTATGCGTCGCGAAATGCCACAAGCCGACAGTTTGATTGACAGAAGTCACGAGATATACGAACAACTTGGCTGGTCCTACGGTAAAATGGATCGCCAATGGACAAGTCCAGAAGGGGCAGTGCTAAGGTTCCGTCCACTTGAGGACGACCGAGATGCTGAAAAATATCAAGGACAACAGTTTACCAGGATATATCTAGAGGAGCTTACGAACTGGCCAACACCAAAAGCTCCTGACAAGATGAAGGCCACCCTGAGAAGTGCACAGGGGGTTCCTTGTCGATTTAGAGCAACTGCCAATCCAGGTGGAGCAGGCCATCATTGGGTAAAGGCCAGATACATTGACCCTGCTCCTGGCGGAATGCTTCCTTTGCAGGATGAAAGTGGACACAGAGAGCGAGTGTTCATTCCTGCCAGAGTTGTTGACAACAAGATATTGTTGAATTCTGATCCATCTTATGTGGATCGATTGCGACTATCAGGTTCGAAGGAACTTGTTCGTGCTTGGCTTGAAGGTGATTGGGCAGTAGTTGAAGGTGCGTTTTTTGATAACTTCAGTTCAGCGAGGCATATTGTCAGACCCTTCGAAATCCCGTCGCAGTGGACACGATTTAGATCGATGGACTGGGGCAGCGCCTCTCCTTTCTGTGTCGGATGGTACGCTGTCGTTGCAGACGATCATGACATTGGAGACGGGAGAATTATGCCGCGTGGTGGACTTATTAAGTATAGAGAGTGGTACGGTTCAAGCAGTCCAAACGTTGGTATTAAACTCACAGCAGAAGCAGTTGCTCGTGGAATTTATGAGCGCGAAGCATTAGACCCAAAGATTGATTATGGTGTGCTTGATCCTTCAGCCTTTGCACAAGATGGTGGACCAAGCATCGCAGAAAGAATGCGCTATAAACCCTATGAGATTTCTTTTCGTCCTGCTGATAATAAGCGTATAGGTTCACTTGGACACATTGTTGGTTGGGATTTAGTGCGGCATCGTTTGGATGGTGAAGCCCCTGATCGGCCAATGGTAGTATTTTTCAACACTTGTGCAGCGACCATTAGAACTCTTCCACTTGTTCAGCACGACAAATCAAAAGTGGAAGATTTGGATACGGACAGTGAAGACCATGCAGTTGATGAACTTCGATATGCATGCGCTTCTCGTCCTTGGGTTAAGAAGCCTAAAGATGTTGTAAAGCCACTTGTTGGCCTTGAGGGTGTTTCGATGAACCTTTTATGGCAGAGACAAGCGAAGAAAGGAGCAAGGTTGTGATTGCAAGAGTTGCTTATGTGACTGCTGCAATTTTGTTGGTTTCGTTTCCCGCGTTTGCGGCCACGGCGTTTTTTGACCGTGAATACACAACTGGCCAGACCAAGACTTGCATTTATAAGTTTTTGGGCAGTGAATACGCAATAACGATTAAGGCATATCAAATGTGCCCATATTCAATCAAGGTTTGAGGGTTAAATGGCGACAACTATTCCTGGACAAAACACAATCCTCAGCGGATCATTTACAGCAACAGGCCAAAGCTCTTCGTCTGGCTTTATCGGCAAGGCAAATGTTTGGCTTTATGGAACTTCGCCTGTTGGAACAGTGAAGCTTGAGCGATCGCCAGATCAAGGAACAACTTGGATTGATGTGTCAGCTGATACACTTGGAACTGGTGCTAGTTATGCGTTAAATTCCACAGAAGTTTCGTTTATGGTCGAAGAAATTGAAACGGCGGTTCTGTGGCGGTTTAATTGCACAGCGTACACTTCCGGCACAATAAATTATAGGCTGTCTCAGTGATTGCAACAGCTTCTTCGTTGATCGTTCATCCTGTGCGACCTTCGTGCTTTGCGCACATTAAGGAGGATGTAGATTACCGAGATGGAATTCATTTAGATTTTATGCGTGGGCTTTATTATGTTAAAGTTCCTCGCGGCATTTTAACTAAATCAGTTTTCACTTCACTATTCACTTTCACCGGCGGCAATCAATCCTACTACATGGGACCGGCAGGATTGTTGGTGCCAAGTGCTACGAACACGCCGCGCATCGAGTATGACGCGAACGGGAATTGTCTGGGATTGCTGATGGAGGCGGCGCGGACAAATTTGTGTTTGCAGTCACAAACATTTGATAACGCATCTTGGACAGCAACTCGCAGTTCTATATCTGCGAACGCTACAACAGCACCAGATGGTTCGTCGACTGCTGATGTTTTCAGAGAAGACTCAACTGCGACGAGTTCTCATTTTCTGTCGCAAGCCATCACATTCACAAGTGGAACGACTTACACGATTTCGATTTGGGCAAAGGCTGCAAATCGATCATGGGTGGCTTTGCAGTTTGGGGCAGCTGCTTTTGGTACAGCCAAGAGCGCCTATTTTGATTTAACCAATGGAATTATTGGAACAACATCAGGGTCTCCAACTGCTGCTATTAAGTCATATCCGAATGGGTGGTATCGGTTGTGTTTGACAGCCGCAGCCACTGCCTCAGCTTCAGCAAACTTCAATATATTTTGTGGCGAAGCTGACAACGATGCGACGTTTGACGGCCTCAATC